TCGTCGCATAGCATATCTCATCGACGGCGAATCCGTACCCGTCGGTGTAGATTCTGACGACTGCTGTTGGGTCGTTCGTATATCCGAAGTCAAGCCCGATGTTGAGGAGTTTGTATTCATTTGGTATTTGGTCTATTTCTTTCCAATGGGTGAAGATGGTCGCTTGTGATGCCCCTCTTTCTCCGAGTCCGTAGACTCTCCAGAAGTTCTCGTCCACGTCTTTAAATCGTTCAATTTCCATGACCACACTTTGCGGAAGGAAGGGGTTGTCCTTGTACGTTGTTTGAAAGAAGTCCGCGTCTTCTCGTGGGATGACTTGCTCATATATCCAATGAAATTCGTCTGATGGGTTGAAGTCTATGATTGTACGTTCTGTGGTTCTCAGCATCAGCTGCCGCCAGTCTTCAAGGCTTAGTTCGTTACACTCATTTACAAAAAGCACTTCGCGCTTCCGTCCTCTGACTTTTTGCGGTTGGTCTACCGATATAAACTCTACGAGGTTGCCCCATAGCTGATACGTGCCTTCGCTTTTATTGTGAAGATCTACGTTGTACAATCCCTCTTTGTTTAGGATCTCAAAGAAGTCTCTCATTGCTGTGGCACGAAGAGCAGGGAATGTCTTGCGACATATCGTGATAACCAGCCCCGTGTTTTTGTGGCAAAGCTCTATCAGAGCCGTAAGGATCGAGTACGTCTTCCCGGATCGCGTCCCTCCTTGATGGACTTGAATACGTGCCTTTGATTTTCGAACGTGGTAATATGTTGCCGGGAGGTTACTCATCTAACCACGAGAGGGGCTTCTTCTCTTGTATCTCTATCTCTTGCCGTTCAATGTACCCTCGCTTTTTGCCTTTGGTCTTCAAGAAGAAGATAGTCGCTGCGGGGTTGCCTTCCTTCACGAGCTTATAGAGGTGGGATTCTGCAAAGTCGAGAACGCTGTCTTGAATGGAGTCGACCGCTTTCTTGTAGTCCGCATCAGCCTTCATCCAGGCGTAATGAGTCGAGCGGTCTATACCTGCCACCTTCGCAGCAGTTGAGACGATACCAAGCGACTTCTCTAGAGCTTCGAGCATCGCCTTTTTAAGTGTCGGATTTTGTTGATTCATTGCTTGTGTTTTAAAGAAAACGAAGGGGCTCGTCACCAATGCCCCCCTTCTCTGATAAGGTTTATCCAAATAGAAAGAACGTTCGGTGACTTATAGATTTTCTTTAGTTGCTTTCTTACCGGTGAAGTCCTCCCATCGCTTTACGATGACATCGCAATATTTCGGGTCTAATTCCATGCCGTAGCATTTGCGCCCGGTCTTCTCTGCTGCTATTAGCGTCGAGCCTGAACCGAGAAATAAATCAAGAACTAAATTGCCCGAATCAACACATTCGAAAACCCATTCAAAAAGCGCAATTGGTTTTTGAGTTGGATGCATTCTTTTATCTTGTCGTTCACTCGCTTTTATCATTCCGTTCCATTTGTGGTGGAAAAGTCTTGCGCTTCCTCCCTGACTGCACCAGGCCAATTCGCAATCAGAGTTTTTATTTACAGCATCTCCTTCACGTTTGTCCCACACAAGCCAACGAGCAGAAGGAGGTAAGAGGTTTGCGTAATGATTCGCCCCCCATGTTACTACAGATTCGCAATGTCCAAAAAGACATGAGGGGTCAAAATCTACATTGTCTCCTTCTATAATATCGTAGTCACCCCGATTTGTTAGACCCTTTCCGCTTGGTGACTTGTACGATACACCATATGGAGGGTCGGTAACAAGCGCATCCGCCTTCTCTCCGTTCATGAGCTTCTCCACGTCCTCGGCTTTGGTAGAGTCCCCGCAAAGCAAACGATGTTCCCCCAAGATATAGAGGTCACCAAGTTTGGTCTTCGGTTCTTGGGGTACATCGGGTACATCGTCGGGGTCGGTAAGTCCTTCCGTCTCTTCGGGTTCTCCCGTCCATACATCGAGTCCCCATTCGTTCAGCTCTTCCGCATCCCATTCGTTTGCGAGGATATCGAAGTCATTCTCTCCTGAGCTTACGTTATCCTTGATGATGAACTCACGGTCTTTGGTCTCTCCCCATGTTGCCATGTAGACGGGTGCTTCTTTTAGCCCTGCCGCTTTGCAAGCTTTGAATCTCATATTCCCACCGATCACAACCATCTCAGGGTTGACTACAATAGGACGGGCTTCAAGCATCTCAGGAAACTCCTCAATACTCTTCACGAGCTTTTGGAATTTCTCGTCTTTAATTATCCGAGGGTTCGTCGGATTCGCTCTCAGCGTCGAGAGTTTCATTAGCTTGGTTGAGGACGGCTTCAAGGAGGTATCGGAATTCTTCATTATGTACGGCCATTGTAAGTAAAAGCGTCGCGGGATCATTTCCGGCATGAAGACGCAGTACCTGCGAGTTGTCAGTTATTAGGATAAAGTTCTTTGCGTGTAGTAATGCTTTGCGTGCTGCTCTCATGTCTCGTAATGTGTTATCCGTCCTTCTACATCTCTCGCGACGTTCTCTAGACGATCTCTATCGTACCAAGTTAGATAATCTTCTCGCTTGACAAGGTGTTCTTCTCTGCCTCTTTTCATCATAAAGAACTCCTCCTTCTTCTCTTGCTTTAAGAACTCACGGATGTTGTCCGCTATCTCTTTCCGTTCTGCTTGGGTGTAGCTCATTTCTCTTTGGTTGTGATATAATCAGCCCACATTTTAGCACATACCGCACAGCGTTGTTTTTCGTTGGGGAAGTCTCTGTTTCCGACTACGCTCGTCATGCATCGATTCATGAATTGATACTGGTTCTCTTTTCCGTTGGGTTTACCTATTGGCATCGTTTACTAGTTTTTGAAGTTCCTCGAGCATCCTTCTATTACATGAAGAGCAGCTCGAAGGCTTTTGGTTTGTTCCGGTTGCTTTGGCGTATAGTTTCGCCAATTGTCCGTTCGTTCTGAATTGGTTTTCTGTTTTTAGAAATCTTTGGATCTCATCGATGTCCTCGGCTGTGATTTCGGCCTCCCATTTACCAAGCTCGCACGATGCTACTTTGAGCCGTGTCTTTGTCGGCATATGGCATCCGCAGAGTTTGGAGTCTGTGAAGGCTTCCGTCAGCAATGGCCCGCATGACTTCGTTGATTGTACGAAGTGTTCGCAGCTCTTGCAGATAGCGAGGCGATCATTCCTCTTTTGTCCGGTGACGAAGAACATCTTTTAGGATTTTTTTAGACTCGTGTATTGAGCGATAAAGAACTGACTCTCCAATCCCAGTCCGTCGAGATAGGTCAGCCATGTTCCACCCTTGCAGATATAATCCGAAGACTGTTCTATCGAACCAACTGAGGCGGTCGAGGATAAGCTGCATTTGTTCTCGTTGGATGGCTTTTGTCCAATCGCTTTCTGTTTCTTTTTCTTCGGGGATAGCATCGATTATTTGATATATCGTTTTGAATTGTCCTCGTGTGGCTTCGTTGTACATAGCTTTAATGAAATACCCTAGTGGGTTTTCATCTTCATCGCTTGGGAAGCGTTTGTCTATACATCGGAGATACGTGTGATGTACAAGGTCGCGCGGTTCAGCCGTCCATTTACGAGCGGTGAATAAGAGTTTTGAGTAGTTCCGTGTCAGGAACTCATCCCATTCCTCGCGACTCTTTAATTTCATCGACTTTTTCCTTGTAGTATTGATACATCTCTTCTAACTCATGGACGGAGAACTTACGCGTTCGGTTGCTTGCTATCAGGATAGCTTCCGCTGTTCCTTCTCCGTGAAACTCATCGAGCTTCTTTGAGAATACGTATTGCTGCCCTCCGTTCATGTTACATTGCTTGCATTGGAATTGGCAATTGGTTTCCATCCATCGCGTGGACATCTTCGCCCGTGTAATGAAGTGACCGCAGTCAACCTCTTTCCAATGGCGTAGACGATCACAAGTAAAACAGTTTCCCCATCCTTCGTCATTGCATCCACGTAAACGGATGAACTGCGAGAATACCGTGTCAAGTTTCTTCTTTGCTTTGCTTAAACTCATGAAACTTCGGTTTTTCTAAAGATGAGGATGTTTTGATGAATCTTCACAAGTTTTTTACTCTTCATGTTTCCGTTCGCCCTCATCGACGCGCTCGCAATTGGGTTTAATAATATAGCTTCATTGTAGAATTTCATCCCGCACCTTTCAAACGCCTTGATTGTATCGGGAACGAATCCAATGTAATTCCCTTTTTTATCTCTTACCTCTCCAACCACAAAACAAGCAAATCCGCCGTCGGTCAAGAGATTACAAGATTTTTCAATGATAGATTCATAGAGTTCAAGAAATTCTTCATACGGCTTGTTCGATATGTCGCCTTCAAGATCGCTATATACTTCAAGGTCAGCGTAAGGAGGACAACTGAAGACCAAATCAAATTCTTTTTTGAATCCTTCTAGAACATCGTTTGAGTCGCCAACATACCAATTTGGCTGATTGTTGGCCTCTAAGATTTCAATGCCTTGTTCTCGATTGCTTGCTATTTGTTCTTCTCTTATATCAATTCCGGTGTAATTGTATCCTAGTTTATTTGCTACAATACCGCGAACCGAACCACCCGCAAAGGGGTCAAGGATGCGCCCTCCCTTTGGGCAAAACCAATGATAAAGAACTTCACACAAGGCCGGATCAAAAATGGACGTATAGTTGTCTTTATTGTCGTATCCTTCCTTTTTTGATATGTCCCGGTACAAATCCGTTCCGCTATTTATGGATTTTGCAACGCGGCCAATTTCGCTTTTTATACCAAGTGTTGCCCATGTCTTTTTCCGTCTTTGCCAATTACCCGTCTTCGTGTCTAAAACGCTAAACGGCGGCTCAATAAATTGCTCTCGCAAAATTGGGTCAGTTACTATTACCTCACCAAAGAGATTGACTTGTTCACTCATCATTGGTCGCGTTTAATCCGGGGATATGTAGTGGGTCGCGCTTCCTTCGGAGGTCTGCCATCGATTGCGGTTCAAACGCGACACGGTCTGAATCGCTGCCGCGTGTGATATGGCTGTTGATTCTCTCCAGTATAGGTGCGCGTTCTTCTTCATGCTTGATAATACACTCTCGAAACTCCTGAATCTTGAGACGCTCGTAATACTTGCCATAATAGCCCGTTTTCATACGGTCGCAAATGAGTCGGAATTCTTCGAGCTTCAATGTAGGGAAAATATCGAAGATAGTCTCTGCACAAAGCGCGTAATCTGTAAGCGTTTGGAGAGTCTTCTTTGCTTCTACGAAATCACAAACGCTTTTGACCATCGAAATCACGGCCCCGCGGGTTGCTTCGGGTTGGATTCTGAGTGCTGTTCTGATATTCGTTCCCTCTGTCCACGCTTGTTCATTAGTGGCTTTGAATAGACCCGGTGCGGATATACTCCTCAAGCTTATCTCTGTCGCTTTGGCTCGTAAGTATTCCTTTCTTTGGAGCTCCTGCTCCTCTTTCTGCAAATAGTCCCTGGTATCCTTGTGCGATACTGTAGGTGATAATTTCGATGGCTGTTCGTTGGTCATTGTCTGATAGTTTTTGTAGTCTGTGTAGTTGTGCTTGTTCTCCTCGCAAAGTATACGGTTTCTTTTTTTGCTCTTTGCGTTCTTGTTTCCACATAATCCAAGAATCTTTGAACTCTTGAGAATCAAATGGCATTAAAACCCCTTCTATAGTATTATCTTCTTTCTGTTCTATAGTATAGTCTATAGTATGCGCAACTGTAGTTGCTTTTAGTTGCGCCTCTGGTTGCAACTCTTGCAACTGTGGTTGCTTCTTTTGCAACTGTGGTTGCTTCTTGGTTTTCCTAGTTGCAACTGTAGTTGCTTCTTTCACCTTGAGGTTGATGGTCATTTTTCTTTGGTGTCCGTATCCCTGACATTCTAGATACTCGCTCTCGCAAAGTGTTTGACGCATCTTCCTCACGTACTGCGGTGATACCCTCAACGCTTCAGAGAGGAAGTCATCACCCGCCCAACACGAGCCGTCCTTTTGGGATAGCGCATGGACTTTAGAGAGGAATATCCGCTGCATGGGGTTGAGGTCTTCGAGTTCCCAAATCTCTTCGGGGATCCAAATTCCGTTGAATTTCTGTTTCATGGTGCGAAAGATAAAAAAAGGGAGGGAATGACCCCTCCCCATTTCCTTAGTTGTTC